GCTCTGGGGCTCTGTAAGCCCTCAGAAGCCACCCCGCTACCCCCGGCAGGGGGTACGGAAGAAAAGCCCGTATAGGGCTTCTCCGTGTCTTCTAGACACCATCGCGGTGCCCCTAGGGGATTGCTCGCAATCCCCGAAGGGTGCCGCGAAACCGCCCCGCAGGGGCGGAATGGACAGTTGCGTTACTTGATGCCAACTGTCCGACTGACACCAAAAGGGGGTACTCTCCCCCTGTGTCAGTCACTACCCCCCCCTTAACCACCTGAGGAACCCATAATGCGCCGCAACAAAATGTCCCGATCGGGGTCCCGGAAGCTCTTTTCCAAGACCGCTTCCCGGCACCACGGCCTCAACACCCGCGCCGCTCCGATGCGGGGCGGCATCCGGCTCTAGTGCCTTGCTACCACCCCCTTCTGGCGTATCGCTCGCTCGTGCGTTCGCCGGGAGGGGGATTCCCTATCCAGTTCAAACGTACCGGCACTTCCGGTCCGCTCATTCAGATCGCTTGCGGTCAATGCTTAGGCTGTCGGCTGGAACGCTCGCAGGCATGGGCGACTCGCATCATGCATGAAGCACAAATGCACGAGGAAAATGCGTTCCTGACGCTGACGTATGCGCCGGAAAAACTGCCGCCGGATTCGTCACTTCATAAGGAGGATTTCCGCAACTTCATGAAACGCTACCGCAAGGCGCTGCAGCCCTTGCGGATCCGCTTCTTTCACTGTGGGGAATACGGGGAAACCACCGGACGACCCCACTATCACGCGGCCATCTTCGGCCACGATTTCAAGGATAAGAAACCATGGGCAAAAAACCCACAAGGCCAACAAACGTGGACCAGCTCCCAGCTCAACGAACTTTGGGGCCTCGGTCACTGCATCATTGGCTCGCTCTCTATGCAATCTGCCGCATACGTCGCTCGCTACGTGATGAAAAAAGTCACCGGCCCGCAAGCCTTAGAACACTATTCGAGGATTGAGCCGGAAACCGGCGAAGTCACTCGTCTACAACCGGAGTACATCACGATGTCCCGTAACCCGGGCATAGGAAAAAACTGGCTCGACCAGTTCGGCGAGGATTGCTACTCAGAAGATTTCGTCCCGCTTCAGGGCGGAAAATCTGGCAAAGTTCCGGACTATTACCTCAAGGAGCTCCGCAAAACCGACGAAAAACGCTACGAGTCCATAAAAAAGGCCCGGCAAAGCCGGGCCAAAGCCAACGCCAAGGAGAATACTTGGCAGCGGCTTGAAACCAAACAGGCTGTGAAAGCGGCCGCTATACGCCAACTGAAAAGGAATACGATATGAAGCTCGAAATGTTCGCTGTCTATGACATCAAGGCTCGCGCCTATCTCCCGCCTTTCTTTCTCCCTCGGCGCGAAATGGCCGCGCGAATTTTCGGCGAATGCATCAATTCCAAGGATCACCAGTTCGGCCGGCATCCGGCCGACTACACCCTTTTCCATCTCGGCACGTATGACGACGAGAACGCCAGCATAGAGCTGCAGCATGCACCCCATTCGATGGGGGCTGGCGTCGAGTATTTAGAGCGTGAGCTCAAGCCTGCCGAGGATCTGTTCGCTACTGACGCTCCGCATCATCTGCACTCTGTCAATGGAGGTAACAACGCATGAAATCGGTGATGACCCATTCATTCAGTCAGGTTCCCAAGGCTGAAATTCCACGCTCGTCGTTTGACCGCTCGCACGGTTACAAGACGACGTTCGATGCCGGCTATTTGATCCCCGTCTTTGTGGACGAGGTTCTTCCCGGCGACACGTTCAATCTCAAGATGACCGGCTTTGCTCGTATGGCAACGCCGATTTATCCGCTCATGGACAACATGTTCATGGAGACGTTCTTTTTCTTTGTCCCCACGCGTCTCGTCTGGGACAACTGGCAGGCGTTCATGGGCGAGCGCACGAGCCCGAACGCATCCATTGACTACACGGTTCCGACCATCACGTCTCCGGCTGGCGGCTTTGTGGCCGGCAGCCTGTTCGATTACATGGGTCTTCCGACTGAAAACCAAGTCGGCGTGTCGGAAACTATTTCTGTCAACGCTCTGCCTTTCCGTGCCTATAACTTGATCTGGAACGAATGGTTCCGTGATCAGAACTTGCTTAATCCGGGCCCGGTGGCCACGACCGACGGTCCCGATCCGGCGGCCGACTACGGCCTCTGGCGTCGCGGTAAGCGTCATGACTACTTCACTTCGTGCTTGCCTTGGCCGCAGAAGGGCGAATCAGTCTCTATTCCTCTCGGTACCGATGCGCCGGTGCGTGCCTTGGGCACTGAACACACGACGGTTGGCGCGACCAGTTGGTATCTCCGTGAATCGACCGGCGGCGCTCTGGCGTCGAATTATCCGATCGGTGCCGGTACAGGCAGCGGCGTTCTCTCGAAGCCGTCATCGGGTACTTTCACCGCCTCTGGCGGCCTCTATTTCTCGAACGTCTATGCCGATCTGAGCGAGGCGACGGCCTCGACCATTAACCAGCTCCGGCAGGCGTTTCAGATTCAGAAGCTGCTCGAGCGCGATGCGCGAGGCGGCACGCGCTACACGGAAATCATCAAGGCTCACTTCGGCGTCACGTCGCCGGATGCGCGCCTCCAGCGGCCGGAATATCTCGGTGGCGGGAGCTCACCGGTCAAGCTCTCTCCGGTCGCTCAGACTTACAGGACCGATACCGACGCTACGCCGCTCGGGACGCTGGCGGCGGTGGGTACCGCCTCACTGCATGGCCATGGGTTCACGCAGTCGTTCACCGAGCACGGTTACATCATCGGCCTCGTGTGTGTCCGTGCCGACCTGACCTATCAGCAGGGGCTTGAGCGTATGTGGTCGCGTGCGACCCGGTACGATTACTACTGGCCGGCGCTGTCCCACATCGGCGAGCAGGCCGTACTTAGCAAGGAGCTTTACTGTGATGGCACTTCCGCGGACGAGGATGTCTTCGGCTATCAGGAAAGGTATGCCGAATATCGCTACAAGCCGAGCCGGATTACCGGACTATTCCGTTCTGCCCATCCACAGTCGCTCGACGCGTGGCACCTATCTCAGGATTTCGCGAGCCGGCCGTCGCTCAACAATACCTTTATCACTGAGGATCCTCCTCTCGATAGGGTTATTGCTGTGCCTGCTGAGCCTCACTTCCTGTTCGATAGCTACTTCCAGCTACGTACTGCGCGACCCATGCCGGTCTACGGAGTCCCGGGACTCATCGACCACTTCTAAGGAGCGGAAGCCATGGTGGCACCAGCAATCGTCGCCGCCGGCCTCTCGGCCGGCGGCTCCATCCTCGGTGGATTAATGGGGAATGCGGCGTCCGCAAGGGAAGCCGCAAAAAACCGAGCCTTTCAGGAGCGGATGTCCAACACGGCCCATCAGCGGGAGGTCTCTGACCTCCGCGCTGCTGGCCTCAATCCGATCCTCTCGGTACATAAGGGGGCCTCTACACCGGCTGGCGCGACGGCCAGCCAAAGCGACCCAATCACGCCAGGCGTTTCCTCTGCTCTCTCTGCCTGGCAGCGTCGCAATGAAAGCAATCTGACGCAGGCTCAGATTGATAAAATCCAAAGCGAGCGCGAGCTCATGCTCGAAGAAGCTCGCAAGGTCTCCGTTCAGCGTCAGTCTGACGAAATAGACCTCATCATCAAGCGTGGCATCTATGAAAAAGGGCGGAATATTGCAGGGTCTAATACCCTCGACGCCCTTGCCGAAGGCCTACGTGAAGCCACGCCCTTTCTCGACCCGATCCGCGAACCCATCTCGCAAGCTGCTACTGATTTGACCAACTACGTGATGGGTGGCGGTCTCGAGAAAGACCTCGAAGCTGGCGGCTCGTCTGCGGCCGCCGCGCTTCGTAATACCAAAGATAAGCTCTTTGATCTCATGAAAAATGCGCCTCGGGATATTCAAGAATCCTTGCGCTCTACCGCCAAAGCTCTGGCGGAAAAATACAAGAAACAAAATCAGGAAGCGGAACGCCGCACGCGCTAGGTGTGCGAACTCTTTAAACCCTTAACAAACATCGACGAGGTAAACAAACAATGTCTCACTCCAAAATGAAAACCCACGACGAAAAACTTACGGGCTATCCCGTTCGCTCCACCATTCCCCGTCGCCGTGTGGCAATTACAAACACGCTTCCGTCTATGGCTAAGCAGTCATTCAAGGCTGAATGCGACATTAACAACATCATGAGGGGCTACCAGCGCACTGGGGCCATCAATCATTTCGCTACTCATCAGCCTCAGTACGCGTACTGCCCCTCCGAAGATTTCCGCGAAGCATTGGAAATCGTCCAGCAGGGCCGCGAGCTCTTTGCGGCCCTGCCTAGCTCCCTCCGTACTCGGTTCGGGAACGACCCGGCCGAGTTCCTTGCGTTCGTGCAGGACGACAAGAATTTGGAGGAAGCTCGCGCTCTGGGGCTCTGTAAGCCCTCAGAAGCCACCCCGCTACCCCCGGCAGGGGGTACGGAAGAAAAGCCCGTATAGGGCTTCTCCGTGTCTTCTAGACACCATCGCGGTGCCCCTAGGGGAT